TCTTCTTATAAATAGTACCATACAATGGAGAACATATGGCTACTATTTTTAACTTGTTTCTTGATCAAGGAACAACTTTCAAAGCAAACATTACAGTAAAAGATATAGCTGGAGATATAAGAGATATTTCTGGTCATGTTGCAACTTCACAATTTAGAAGATCAATTAAATCATCAAATAGTTTTGCTTTTGTTGGTCACATACCAGTTGGTACTGATGGTAATGTTATGCTGACTATGAATTCAAACACAACTACTAATGTAACAGCTGCAAGATATCTTTATGATGTAGAACTCAAAAGCAATACTACAGGTGATATAGAGAGAGTAGCTGAAGGAATAGTTGTTGTTTCGCCGGAGATTACAAGATGAGTACAAGTAAACCAGCTTCAAGAGCTGAACTTCAAGCATATGCAAAAAGACAACTTGGTGATCCAGTTATAGAAATAAATGTAGACCCAGATCAAGAAGAAGATGTTTTAGAATTAAGTTTACAATTCTTTCAACAGTTTCACTTTGATGGAGTAGAGAGAATATTTTTACAGCATCAGGTTACAGCTAACAATATATCAGATAAGTATGTTACATTAAGTGATGCTATTATAGGTGTTGAAAGAGTACTACCTTTCTCTTCAAGAACAAGAGGAATAGATTTATTTGATGTTAGATATCAAATACTTTTAAATGATTTATATTCTATACAATCAACTGATATAATTTACTACTATCAAGTACAGAATCAGCTTGCGTTAATGCAACAATTATTAGTTGGACAGAAAGCTGTTAGATTTAACAGACATCAAAACAGATTACATATTGATATGGATTGGGATGAAAATACTGCAGTAGGTGAATTTATAATAATAGAATGTTATAGGATATTAGATCCAGATACATTTACAGATGTGTATAATGATCTATATTTAAAAAAATATTTAACAGCTCAACTTAAAAAACAATGGGGAAACAATTTGAAAAAGTTTTCAGGTGTACAACTACCTGGAGGGGTTACTTTGAATGGACAACAAATTTATGAAGAAGCTGTTCAAGAGATACAACAACTTGAAGAAGAAGTAGAATCAAGATATCAATTACCTGTAGATTTCTTTAGGCTATAATGAGCGTAAATCACTATTTTCAATCTGGTACTACTATCGGAAGAAATTCTGAGCAACTCTTGCATGAAGATTTAATTATAGAATGTTTAAAAATATATGGTTTTGAAGTATTCTATCTTCCAAGAACTACAATTAACTTAGATAAAATTTTCAATGAAGATCCATTAAACTTATATAAACAATGTTATCCTCTTGAAATGTATTTAACTGATATAGATGGATTTGGAGGTGAAGGAGATCTGTTAACTAAGTTTGGAGTTGAGATTAGAGACTCAGCAAACTTTATTGTGTCAAGAAGAAGATGGGACCAAGCAGTTGGTAGAAAAGGAAGTGTTCAGTTAGATACTCGTCCTGCTGAAGGAGATGTGCTTTATTTTCCACTAACTAAATCATTCTTTGAAATAAGAAGAGTAGAAGGTACTGATCCATTTTTCCAATTAGGAAAACTATATGTATTCCAACTTTATGCTGAATTGATGCAATACAGTAGCGAAAGAATTGATACAGATAGAGATGACATTGATGATATTGAAAGAATATCAAGTCTTGATGTTAAGAACTTTGAAGTGTTGTTAGAAGATGATACAAGACTATTATTAGAATATACAGCTAATTCTGCTATTATATTAGAAAGTTTTGATGTAGAAGAAATAGATGCTGCAGCTCAAAATGATACCTTTGATGTGGAGAGTTTAGGAGTGCTTGACTTTAGTGAAAAGAATCCATTTGGAGAATATAGATAATGTTAGAAAAATTTTATCACTCTACTATTAGAAAAGCAGTAATATCATTTGGTAATCTTTTTAACAACTTGTATGTTGATAGAAAAGATGCTAATGGAGAAGTAGTACAAACTGTTAAAGTTCCATTATCATATGCTCCAAGACAAAAGTTTTTAGCAAGGATTGAATCTATACCAGAAACAGATGTTAAGAAAGATGTGCAAGTTATTCTTCCAAGAATGGCTTTTGAAATGTTACAGATTCAATATGATCCACAAAGAAGAGTTAGTTATATACAACAGAGTAGAAAAGTTACTGCAAATAGATCAATAGCTGATAGCCAATATGCACCATCACCTTATAATGTAATAATGTCTTTGTACATATATGGAAGAAACCAAGATGATACATTACAAATATTAGAACAGATACTACCATACTTCAATCCTGACTTTAATTTAAGTATAACAGCTATACCAGAATTGAATATACAAAATGATTTACCTATAGTATTAGATGATATATCATATCAGGATGAATACGAAGGAGACTTTCTTTCAAGAAGAGCTATAATATATACACTTAATTTTACAGTTAAATTAAACTTTTATGGACCTATTACTAAGAAAGGACTTATTAACTTTGCTAAAGTTAATTTCTTTAATGATGAAGAGCTTCAAGATAGAATACAAAGATATAGTGTTCAACCTGGAGCTGGTCAAACTCAAGGCAATGTTACATCATTCTTAGAAACATTTGAGGACTTTTGATTATGGATAATTTTAAAAAACTTGATAAAATATTTAACATGCAACCATTTGATGTAAAAAATGAATTACCAAAAGCTCCTCCTTTAAAAAAGATAGAAGAAACAAGTGATAATAAAAAAGAAAGTGATTTTGATTTAACAAGAGACACTATAAGAGATTTAATCAATACTAATAATGATGCTATTAGAGAAATGATATCAATTGCAAAGTCTTCTGAAAAAGGTAGAGATTTTGAAGTTGCTGGCCAACTTATGAAAACACAAAGTGAAGTTGCCAAAGATCTTTTAGATATACATAAACAGATAAAGGATATTGAAGATGATAAGACTACTATTAAGACTCAAAATAATATCTTATTTACTGGGTCGACTAGCGATCTTATTAAACAGATTGAAGAAAAAAGAAAAGAAACAATAGATGTCAAGTCCAAAGATTAACTCCTATAATGGTAACAGTAATCTAAAACAGATTGGCTGGGAACATCAGTATACTAAAGAACAAGTTGAAGAAATAATTAAATGTACTGCTGATCCAACTTACTTTATAGAAACATACTGTATGATTGTTTCACTTGATTCTGGATTAGTGCCATTTAAATTATACGATTGTCAGAAAGAAAAAGTTAATACTATTATGGATAACAGGAAAGTTATCATAATGGAAGGTCGTCAGCAAGGTAAGACAATTACATCAGCAGCTTGTATATTACATTACACATTATTCCAAACAAATAAAACAGTTGCAATATTAGCAAACAAATCTGCATCAGCAAGAGAAGTTCTTTATCGTTATCAAATAATGTATGAGAACCTACCTTTATGGATGCAACAAGGAGTAAAGACTTGGAATAAAGGTGATGTAGAGTTAGAAAATGGAAGTAAGATATTTACATCAGCTACTTCTATATCAGGTATTCGAGGTAAGTCTGTAAACTGGTTATACATTGATGAGGCAGCTATTGTACCTAATAATGTAGCAGAAGAATTCTTTACTTCTACATATCCTACAATTATGGCTGGTGAAACTACTAAAGTGTTACTTACATCTACTCCTTTAGGATATAATCATTTTTGGAAGTTTTGGAATGATTCGTTAGAAAATAAAAATGGATTTGTTAATTTACAAATACCTTATTGGAAGATTCCAGGAAGAGATGAAGCATGGGCAGAAGAACAAAAGAAAGTACTTGGTGAATTAAAATTTAATCAAGAGGTACTTTGTACATTCTTAGGATCAAGTAATACTTTAATTAGTGCTGATAAGATAGCAAGAATGTCATCTAAGTCATTTACACATAGTAAAGATAATCTAGATGTATTAGAATCACCTGAAAAAGAACATTTTTATTTTATAGCAGTTGATACTTCAAGAGGTGTTGGAGGTGATTATTCAGCGTTTACTGTTATAGATTGTACTGAATATCCATTTAGAGTAGTTGCTAAGTTTAAAGATAATAAAATTACACCATTATTATATCCTGATGTTATAGTTAAAGTAGCAAAGGATTATAATGATGCACATGTACTTGTTGAAATAAATGATATAGGTCAGCAAGTTGCAGATATAATATATAATGATATTGAATATGATAATATGATGTGGGTAGGTCATGATTCAAAATATGGACAGTACTTATCGAGTACTGGAAGAAGTGCAGTATTAGGAGTAAGAACAACTAAACAAGTTAAAAGAATAGGTTGTTCAACATTGAAGTCTTTGATTGAAGAAGACAAGATGTTAATATTTGATAGTGATATCATATCTGAATTTTCCACTTTTGTTGAACAAAGAGGATCATTTCAAGCAGATGAAGGCTATCATGATGATTTAATTATGTCTTTAGTATTATTTTCATGGGCATCTAACGATCCCTTATTTAAAGATTTGATGAATGCTAATAATAGAAAAGCATTGTATCAACAAAAAATTGTTCAAATAGAAGAAGAATTAACTCCTTTTGGAATGATCAATGATCATCAACCTGAAGTATATGAAGTAGCTAATGGTGATTTATGGTTACATGATAGTTTTCAGAAAGATTATCAAGAATTCCTAAAGGAACATAATTATAAATAAAACAAGAAAAAACTTTTTGTTATGAGTAACATAACATTATTTAAGGAGACATAATATGGCTTTCCAACTCTCACCAGGAGTTTTGGTTACTGAAAAGGATTTAACTCTACTTGTGCCCGCTATATCAACAACAGCTGGAGGATTTGTTGGTTCTTTTCAATGGGGTCCAGTAGACGAAGTTACTTTAGTAGATACAGAAACTAATTTACTCGAAAGATTTCAAAGACCTAATGATGCAACATTTAAATCATACTTTACTGCTGCTAACTTTTTATCTTATGGAAATAACTTACAAGTTATAAGAACAGTTAGAAGAGGTGATTTAGATGGATCAGGAGCACAAAACGCTGTTGCTAATGCTACATCAGGAGTAGCACGTACAAGTGGAACATTAGGTTCAAATGTTTTAATTAAAAACGAAGATGATTATGATGGCAACCATTCATCTGGTAGTAATGAAAAATCTTGGGCTGCAAAGTATCCAGGAGAACTTGGAAATGCATTAAAAGTATCAATTTGTGATGCTAATACATATGCTACTTGGGAATTTGTAAATGACTTTCCAAATGAACCAGGAACTTCAACATTTGCTTCAACAAGAGGAGCAGCTAATGATGAAATCCACGTTGCAGTTGTAGATGAAACAGGTGCATGGACAGGAGCTGCTAATACAATATTAGAAAAATTTGAACTTGTATCAAAAGCATCTGATGCTAAAAAAGCTGATGGATCTTCAAACTTCTATGTTGATGTTGTTAATGATGTATCAGAATATGTTTGGTGGTTAGGACATACTGCAAACGTTGAAGCATCAACAGCTAAAGCAAGTTGGGGTACAGCTACTTTAAATAGTAATTTTAAAACTTTAAATAGTGGTAATGGAAATATTAACTTCCAGTTAGGTAATGCTGTATCAAACGATAATTTATCAGATGGAAATGTTCAAGTTGCTCTTGATATATTTAAGAATGATGATCTCTTTGATATATCACTTTTACCATTAGGTGAAGTATCGAGTGCTACTGCAATTCATGCTATAAACAATATTGCTGAAGTAAGAAAAGATTTAGTTGTATTCTTATCGCCAGAACAGGCTGATGTAGTTAATAATATAGGATCTGAAGCAACTGATGTAACAGCATTTAGAGATACATTACCATCATCATCATATGCAGTTATGGATTCAGGATACAAATATCAATATGATAGATATAATGATGTATTCAGATATGTTCCATTGAATGGAGATACAGCAGGTCTTTGTGTAAGAACAGACTTTGTAGCTGATCCATTCTTCTCACCTGCTGGATTCAATAGAGGACAAGTTAAGAATGTAACTAAACTTCCATTCTCTCCAAGAACTACTGAAAGAGACGTACTTTATAAAAAAGGTGTTAATCCAGTAGTTACTTTCCCAGGTAATGGCACAGTACTATTTGGTGATAAAACACTTCTATCTAAACCATCTGCGTTTGATAGAATAAATGTTAGAAGATTGTTTATTGTATTAGAGAAGTCAATTGCAACAGCTGCTAAGTTTCAGTTGTTTGAATTCAATGATGCATTTACAAGATCACAGTTTAGAAACCTAGTAGAGCCTTTCTTGAGAGATATTCAAGGAAGAAGAGGTATAACTGACTTCAAGGTAGTTTGTGATGAAACAAACAATACTGGTGAAGTGATAGATAGAAATGAATTTATTGCAGATATCTTCATAAAGCCTGCTAGATCGATCAATTTCATTCAACTTAACTTTGTTGCAACGAGAACAGGTATCTCGTTTGATGAAGTTGGTGGTTAAAGGGAGATAAGTAATGTCAACAATTTTTAATGTAGAGCGTTTTAAATCTTCCCTTACAAATGGTGGAGTTAGACCTAATCAGTTTGCAGTACAGCTTTCATTTCCAACTTATGTAGATGGAGCTGCTGGTGCAGTTCAAAAGTCTCCGTTTTTGGTAAACGTAGCTGAACTTCCAGGACAGATTATTAACCCTGCTATTGTATTGTATCGTGGAAGAGAAGTTAAGTTTGCAGGTGATAGAATATATGCACCTTGGACTATAACAGTTCTTAATGATTCACAACTTTCAATTAGAAATGGAATAGAGCAATGGATGGCCGGTATGGAAGATTTACAGACAAAGGTCGGTAGATTGAATCCAGCTGAGTATCAAAGAAACTTAGATATATTTCAGTTAGACAGAAATGGTAATGTATTAAAGAGTTATACACTACTAGACTGTTTCCCTGTAGACCTTTCTCCTGTAGCATTAGACTTTGGGGCCAACGATCAGATATCAACATTTACTGTCACTTGGCAATATCAGTCGTTTGTTACATCAGGTGGTGGTTCTAACTTGGGTAGCGTTCTGACTGGTGTATTTAATTCACTTTAATGTAGTAATTTTGTTATGGCGCTCAACTTATTTGGTTTCACAATCGAACGTCAGAAGCAACCGGATGTTACTAATCAATCGATAATAACTCCGGTTCCTGAAGACGGATCAATCACAGCAACTGCAGCAGGGTACTACGGTACCTTTGTAGATTTAGATGCTTCAACTAGAAATGAAGCAGAAGTAATTTCAAGATATAGAGAAATAGCTTCTTATCCAGATTGCGATAATGCTATTGAAGAAATAATTTCAGAAGCAATATCAGCTTTAGATGATGAAAGACCAGTTGAAATTAACTTAGAACAAACTGGCTTATCTGAAACTCTTAAAAAGAATATTACAGCTGAATTTGAAAAAATTAAAAAACTTCTTGACTTTAACGATAAAGCACATGATATCTTTAGAAGATGGTATATAGATGGAAGATTATACTATCAAAAACTCATAGATCAAAAAGATACAACAAAAGGTATTGTTGAACTAAGATATATTGATCCAAGAAAGATAAAAAAAGTAAGAGAAGTAAAAAAGAAAAAAGATCCAGAAACAGGCATTGAACTTGTCGAAAAAGTTAATGAATTTTTTGTTTATAATGAAAAAGGATTATCTTACAATCCAGGAGTAGTTCCAACTGCACCTACATCTCAATCAGGAATAAAAATAGCATTAGATACTATAGCTTTTTGTCCTTCTGGTATTATGGACTTAAACAGAAGTTTAATTATAGGATATTTACATAAAGCTATTAAACCTGTTAATCAACTTAAAATGATGACTGACTCATTAGTCATTTATAGAATATCAAGAGCACCTGAAAGAAGAATCTTTTATATTGATGTTGGTAATTTACCAAAAGTAAAGGCTGAACAATATATGAGAGACATAATGGCAAGATATCGTAACAAAGTTGTATATGATTCTGCTACAGGTGAAATAAAAGACGATCGTAAGTTTATGACAATGCTTGAAGATTTTTGGCTACCTAGAAGAGAAGGTGGAAAAGGTACTGAAATATCAACTCTTCCAGCAGGACAAAACTTAGGTGAAATAGCAGATATAGAATATTTCCAAACAAAGGTATATCAATCTTTGAATATACCAATGTCAAGATTTCAACAACAGTCTGGATTTAATTTTGGAAGACAGGCTGAAATAACTCATGAAGAAATAAAATTTATTAAGTTCATTAACAGACTTAGAAAAAAGTTTAACCATCTGTTTAATGACCTACTTAGAACTCAGTTAATTATGAAGAATATTATAACTGATGCTGATTGGGAAGAAATGAAAGAAGATATTACTTACACTTATGCACAAGATCAGTATTTTAAAGAAATGAAAGAATCTGAAAACATGAGAAATAGAGTAGATCTTTTAACTCAAATGCAACCTTTTGTAGGTAGATTTTATTCTGATAACTATATTAAGAAAAATGTTTTAAGATTGAATGATGATGAAATAGAGGAAATGGATGCAGAAATACAAGAAAATCCACCTCCTCAGCAACAAGAACAATAGAAATCTTATAAATAAATAAAATTAAGGAAATGTTATGGAACACAAAAAAAAGAAGAAACACGATTGTGCTTCTAAAGTTAAAAGCGAACAGTATGGTATAGGTCATTGTGTACCTGAACAGCATACTATGCTAGAGGACGGAACAGTAACACACTATGATGTTATATTCGATCATGGTCTAGTTGAAAATGTTCCAGTTTCAGAATTAGAGATACTTCGAGAGTCTATGCATGAGCATTATGACAACGAAGAAAAGAATGCACAAATTGAAGAATTTTATTCTGAGCATATGTGTGCTAAACACGTCTTACATCCAGAGTATGGAGAAGGATATGTTTTAGAAGGACAACATGCAATTCCAGATCAAAACGGAAATATAGCTTGGTATAATGTTGAATTTGATCATGGTATTGAAACTATACAAACTGAAGATGTTAAAATTATGCATGAGTCTCATCACGGACACATGATGAAGAAAAAGAAAAAGAAGATGTCTGAAGAAGATCAAGTTTCAGAATCTACTTATGTTGAATCAATGGTTGATTGTATTGTTGATGGAAGTGCTACTGATGCTAAAGAACAATTTGAAAATGCTTTGGCAATAAAAATTACTAATGCATTAGATCAAAAGAAAAAAGAAGTTGGTTCTAGTTTGTATAATGAAGACAATCATGCTATGGGTCATGACGTAAAAAGTAAAAAAAGAATGGCTCAGGCTAAGAAAAATATTAAAGATGTTGACAAAGTAGATGATCTCAGTGGCGTTGAAGAGTAAGGACTCAAATGTCTGAACATAATAAAATGACCAAAGCTGAAGTCAAGAAAAAAGAGGACATAGTAAAAGGTATGAAAAAGAACTTTAAAGAATTTAGACAAAACTATGGCGATAAAGCTAAAGAAGTTATGTATGCTACAGCTACTAAAATGGCCATGGAAGAAACTGAAGAAGATGTACCTATGCCAGTATACCATGATGTCTATGGTGAAGGTGTCGTCTTAGAAGACAATCATGCTGAACCAAACGAAGATGGTCATATAGAATGGTTCACCGTTAAATTTAATCATGGAACTGAGACAGTCTTTGCAGAAGATGTCCATGATATGTACCATAGAATGTATCAAAGAGTTAATGAAGGTGCATTAGGAACAGGAATTGGTGCAGTGGGTGGAGCAGCTTTAGGTGGACCTGTTGGTGCAGCCATTGGTGGTGCAGCAGGTTATGCAGCTCAAAGAGGTTTAAAAAAACTTGGTAAGAAACTAAAAGCAGGATACCAAGCATTTAAGAAACCACAAACTGCAGAAGAAGTTGAAGTTAATGAAGAGCTAACAGGCAATCAACATAAAATTGATGCAAATAAAAATAATAAAATAGATGCTGAAGATTTTAAAATGTTGAAAAAAATTAAGAAAGCTAGAGGATAATAGATGAGCTCAGCAGCAGATAGAGGAACATCAGCAATGAATACTGGTGATGCCAATATTATAATGAATCAAAAAAGGAATGTAGTAGTACATTGCTTACATAATCATGCTGATGCATCAGGAAACATTTGTGCTAACGTCTCTGGAAAAAGTAATGTATTATTTAAAGCAGCAAATAACCATTCTATACAATCACATAACAAGAACACAGCTGGTGTCGGAAACACATTATCCATTACAGGTGTTACTTATTCATTAACTGGAGTAGCATATGTAATGAGAGAGTATGATGGTAAAAAAGGAGATAGTGGTAATTTATTAGTGCTTGGAGCAGGTCAAGGTGAAATGGATTATGCTGGTTATGCTATTGAATGTGGAAATGCTAACGTAAAAGTTAAGTTTACAGGAACTACAGAAGGTCATGTAACACTTAAAATGAATAAAGGCGAAGCATTTAAAGATCCAGATACACAACGACTGCAAGCATATCAAAGAGGATCATTCTAATGAAACTAATAACTGAAGTTAATATAGACTCAGAAATAAGATACCTTGAAGAAGTTAATAACGGTAAGAAAAGTTATTACATAGAAGGTAAGTTTATGGGCTATGATGAGCCTAATAAGAATGGTAGAATTTATCCTCGAGGAATAATGGAAAAAGAAGTAGGTAATTACCAAGAACTTATAAATGAAAAAAGATCACTAGGTGAGTTAGGACATCCTCCAACTCCAACTGTAAACT